AGTAAGTTCGAGCGACTTGTTTCCCCAGTAATTTTTCTTGCACGTTACTAAAAATTAGAACCAAAAAAGCAGGAGTTATTAACCCCTGCCGAATCGGTTCATCATAAACTTTTAGATCTCCAAAAACTAACTTGATCTGCTGGATAATGAGAGATTTTAAATTATTGACCAAAGATTCTTCTCATCTCCTTTTCAACTTCCTTTTTCCACATGTTCGGAGCAATACGTTCCATTTCATCCTTTGTCAATTTCAACATAAACTTACCTTCTACCCAGCCAACCGTTTTGCCAAATCGAACAATACGATGACCATTTTCAACGAAGGAAGCGTATTCCAATTGATTGTAGATAAGTATGGTGAAAGTATCACCTCTTTTGACAATGTAGAACTTCCAGTTGTTCCTCAAATCACCTGTATCTACAGGTGACATCTTCTTTACTTTACGTATTGCCAATTGAGCAATGCGCTTAGCGACCTTCATGTGAATGATATGCGAAGCCTTATTCAATTCAATAAGACTTTGCTTTAATTGTCTCATCTCGCTGAATTCAAAGCCCATTACGCAAACGCCTTACGTTTTAAAAGTACTTCTTGATGAGAAACATAAACAAATGGTTCATCAGCAGATTCAAAACTTACTGAATGAATGATATCTCCATTCTCAACAGTACTTACAATGATTTGATCTCCTGCAAATAACTCAAATGTCGGTGATAGAAATAACTTCACATCATACTCAATTAAATTAGCATCGCCTTGAGTCGAAGTCTTGAGGGTTGTGGAAGATGTGCGACATGGTACGTCAATGTACTTTGTAACCCATTGCATACCATCAGCACCACTGGGTTTAGGATATGACTCATATCGCTTTATTTCTGCGCTCTTATCATACATATACTCAGCAGCCTTAATCGCTCTTGCCATCATTTCTCGAATTGTCATGCTACCACCTCATCGTACGATACTTGTTTAATTGGCTTTTGTAATCATTAAGAATACTTTCTGTTGTAAGCTCACTAAATGAAGAAGACGAACCATCAAAAGCGACTGTAACGTCGCCTTCTTTAATTGACTTAACCATTTGTGCTTCATCAGGAGTCAGTCTTTTGATTTCCCCATTGATTAGATCAATCACCATATTTGCATGCACGAAGGTTAAACCAGAAGGAACTGAAGACAAATTGCAGTAGGTGAGAATACTTTGTCCCACCTCTGCAACATGCAATGCTAGTGTTGTGTCGTCTGGAAGTTTATCGGCTGGCAATTTTGCCTTAACGATTTCAAAAACATCCATTATTGCTCCTCCTTACTCTGTTGGAGCTTCCGATAATGCTTTTACAAGAACTTCTTTTTTCGCATCAGCTTCATAGGAAATTTCAAGTCTATCAAGTTCTGCTTTTAATTGGTCCTTCGTCATTTTTTCGAAAGGGTTCACATCAGCCTCGTCATCTTCGACAAGATCAACAATGTTTTCGTTAAAATGAGCTTTATCCATTTCGAACTCTTCACCAGGCTCAAAACTTTCTCGATTATAACGGACAGGGATATTTTTTACTTTTACTCTCATAATGATTTAACCTCCTATTAAGCCATTGGTTGGGCTTGGAATACGTTATTTGCTTCAGGGAATGAAGGAATCGCCGTAGTAGCTGCTTTTGCCCAAGTGGATACTGGGTCTAGTCCTTCTTCATACACCATACCAATTACATTTCCGACATTCGATACTTCTTCATTACCTTGACGCAATAAACGGCTTTCTTCAGGAGTAGGTCCATAAAGTGTTTCGCCTAAAGAACTGTCGCCAAACATAACAAATTTGTTTTCCGGGAAGTAACGTTTCGTTGTATAAGTACCGTTAGCATTTTGTACACGGTATTTTGCATCGTAAGTTGCAATAGTTGGTAGTTGGTGTGAAGTTAAGAAACTGTTTAGGTCCCCTAATGTTGCGACACGGCCACTATCTTTACCGAACAAATAGCCAATGATGCTTGAATTACGTAAGATTTGGCTAGCGATCTTATTTGAAGTTAGAGCACGTGTTGGTCTTTCATCTAGTGCCGAAGCCCAACGCTCTAAATCTCCGATAATATCCTCGGTACCTGTACCCCAAATATCAGTACCTGCTAGAATTTCTTTGTTCCCTGAAGGTACTTGATAATCAACAGTTAAGGTTCCACCACCGTCAATATCAAGCGTTAAAGCACCGTTAGCTAAGGCTTGCATACGCATAATTTCAACCTCAGCACGGACATCTCCAACAGCTCTATCAATTAGGTTAAATACACGGCCTGTTAATACTTGTTGTTCTTGTGGTGTTCGTGGGAATTGTAAAGCAATTAAATCTTTCTCTTTAATTTGGTATTTCTTTTTAATATAAGCAGCTTCAAGTGCTTGATCATTAAAATCTAAAGAACCAATTTCTGCTTCTGTATCGAACGCATGGATTTTAGCTGCAACCGGTAGGTTACTAGCTCCTACTAGGTATTCAAATTCTAAAGTATCCTGTTTTGATTCCGGGAAAAGAGTTTCTCCTAAATATGGATTTAGTGCACGCTCTTTCAAGTAGTTTAGTACTGTCTTCTGATTAAATAATTCTAAGATATCTGGCATGTTGGTTTTCCACCTCTCAATTTTCTAATATGGATTATTTGAATGTTACTTTTGTTAATGCTGTCTTAGCTGTTGCAGCTGGCGCAATTGGTAATCGTGCTTCAAGAATATAACCCTCAACGATTAATGCACCTGGTTGTGGTCCATAAGTTACGTCTACATCGTTATATAAAATACCTTTGGCTGTTGCATCGTTAGCAGGTAAAATTGTGCCTGCTTTAACAATTTTCTTACCATCAACAACTGCTACCCCCACATCACTCACAACAGTAGTGAACGATTGTAAATCTGATGACGCTAAAAAATTAACACGATTATAGTTTTTAATTCCTCTTACGTATGGCATTTAGATGCCCTCCTTTTATTTAATTGCCCCATGGATTCAAAGATTGTGAGGCGGGTGTTCCTTTTGAATTAGCTTCTTTTGCAAAATTACTGCCAATATCTAATGGCAAATCGTCGCCCGTCTTACCAGTTCCCGCAGGTTTAGTTCCTGCAATCTTGGCAGTGGTGCTTTCCGGAACAAACAAAAAAGACTTTGATTCTTGCAGGGTTTTAATCTGCTCATCCAGTCCTTTTGTGACGTTACCGTCTGCACCTAATTCAATTGTGTTCTTGTCGATAAGACTCGCTACTAAATCCGCGTCATGGACCTTACCGGCTAATGCTAATTTAAGAGCACTAGATAGTTGCGTTTCCTTGAGTTTAGTTTCGTAATCAAGTTTATCTTGATTGTATTTCGTTTCAAGGTCAGTGAATTTCGCTTGAAGATCCTCATTGCCCTTTGCTTGATCCTTTAATACTTTTAGATCCTTATCACGTTGAGCAAGTTGCGCTTTGACATCATCAAGGCTTGCGCTAACATCGGTTGCCTTTTGCTTATGCGTTTCAACCGTTTTGCCATGTTCACCCATGATTTTATCAATGGCTTCTTTCTCAAGACCTAATCCTTCTAAAAATTCACGTTTCATGTATAGCTTCCTCCTCTAATGGTTTACGATTTTTTACGAGGTTCTCATCCTCTAACCGCTTTGATAGTTTACGCCCACAAATTGCTAACATGGCCTATGCTTGAAATTAGCGAAGATTTGTCATTTCCTTTTGTAGACTGCATGATATTTTCTCTACAATCTTACTAACATCTGATTCAACATTATCGAAGTTTACAGTGACATTTAAGTTAGATATAGCGCTTACTACCTTTGCTTCTTTATCATTCTTTGAGTATAAGTTAGCCAATATGATATTTCGGGTTTCATTGTTAGATAATAACTTTTGGGCTTGCTCGAGTGAAAATCCGTAAGCTCGCATAACTGAATGAATAATTCGTGTATCATCTGATTCATCTGCAGGTTCATATGTCTTTTCAAATATATCTTTCTTACATGGATAAATCTCACCATTAACTCCCGTAATAAGCATATCTTGTGGAGTAAAATTGTGAACACCCTCTAATGTAGGAATTAGATAAAGTTCATCATTCTCATGTGTTACCGGATGACCATTGTATTCGAAAGACCACGGAGTCCCATCAACAATATTTCCACCATTGTTTTTTCCGTATTCAACAAATTCATCAAAAGTAATCGCTTCAACAACTACTGGTTTCTTACGATATTTAGGCATAATTGTTCTCCCTTCTTATATCAGCTAAACGGGTACAATTCTCGCATTTGGTTATAATATTTTGTGCTAAAAACGTTATAAGGCAGATCGTAAAATGAAAATTTATACGCACTTGCCATTTCAATCACTCCTTTGGTAAATCTGCTATTTAACCGATAGCTCGAAGATACTGGATCACCTTACCCTTTCCTGCGAGGACGCATGAGTGTATGTGTAAACCAATGTGTATTTTTAACTGAACTTCTTGGAATGTCATATAAGATAGGTTCAATGGCAATCAGTTGTTCATGTTCTAGAAGTGTTACAGATGGTCTAGACCTTCCAATTCCGATAATAATCATCAGAATAAATGCTAAGACTAATAACTGAATTAATAGCAATATCAATTGTTATCACCACCTTTAAAACATTTTTTAAATCAACCGGCAACAGTTACTATAAATACCTTTTGAAAATCTAGTCCCTCATTACCGACAAATTGCTTAGCCTGTTCAAATGTATCGAATTCAACATATCCATCATTATCCTGAACCAAGTCCCAAATACCGAACTCTTTTGTACCTACCATACGAGATCGTGGTATAGCTATATAAAACATTAACTCTCCACCTTTATTCGTATTGTTTAATCCACTTCTCAAAAGGAACTGAATCAATTAAACCATCCTTCGATTGTCGTTGCTCTTGCTCCATGTACTCTGATTCATCAAACCATGGAATCGTTGTTGTTCTGCATCTAACATGGAATGGATTAGCATTAATGCCCGGCTGATAATCTACCACGTTGTAAATCTCGCCATCTTGCTCTCTACAAATATCTGAAGTACGAATATCCAGTGTTGCAAGAACCTCATATTTCTCTAAATCCGAATCAATATAACTGTTTTGTGCAGCTAAACCATGAAAGAAATTCGATTCAGTTCTTACAAGTGCTTCTGCTCGTGAATAAACAACATCCGTCTTTTCCATAATGTCTTTCGTCACTCGACCAATGGAATGACCTGCAGCAAAGCTTCTTTCGAGTGCTTGACGAACACTAGCGATTGAATCGTCTTGATGTCCCCATATACGACTGGAGAACTCTTTGCCACTCCAATTGTAGGTAAGAATCTCTTTTATCGTATCGTTGGTTAAGACTTTCACTGCACCAGGTGCACCGGCCATTGCGAAATCATACATAAAATGTTGGTATGAGTTCTTATAAACTTCAGCTAATCCGGTGTATGTGTATTCTTGCAATCCTTTTGAGCCACCATATAAATCCATCATCGTCATTTCGATTTTGGCGTTTAAAGCTTCCAGTCTTGAGATACGAACTCGAAAACTAATTGCTTTTAATAAATTCTCATAACGCGGATTACCTGAGAGTGCCATCGCACGGAAACGTTTTAGATCAACCTCGTTGAATTCCTTCAATTCTTTCGATGTAAGGTACTTCTTAGCTTCGGACAATGTAATACGGTTATCTGTTGAATAACGAGCATAGAACGAATCAATTTGACGCATAACATCTTGCTGAGCTTGTCTGAGACTGTCATCCATGCGAGCAAGATACTTATCAGCAATGATTTGTGATTCAATCTCACGTTGTATGGCTCGTTCTTCCCAATACTTAGGCATTTACCTTCACATCTTTCAATGGGACCTTATTGAAAGTACCTTGATAGCCTTCAATTTCTTTTTTTTCTTCTGCCTTTTGTTTATCAAGTCGTTTCTCCACATCATCTGTGTACCATGGGTGGTTTTCTCGAATCGTTTGATCATCTAAAACACCAACAGATTTTTCACAATCACCAATTACTTCAGACTCATTGATGATGATGTCACGGTTGAATATAATATCAGCCGTTTCTTTTGAATAATCGGCTTTCTTAGTCAAAGCGAAGTATTCATTCACAAACCATAATAGATGTTCCAACGAAGCTTGAAATTCGGACTCTAAAATGTTGCAGTCCATATCCAAATCAGAATATCGATAACGTAATGCCACTCCAGAAGCATTGCCTAATTCAGAATCGGTAGTATCTACTCCACGACCAAATTCATATATCGATTTACGGCCACGATCTAACTCTTTCTCAGATGCATCCGTTTGAGGTGTGGCTTGCAACTTGTCTACATCACCGTGTTCATCAAGCTTAACTGCTCTATAACGATTTAAATCGCTAATGAATTCACTTAAACTGACACCGCCGTAATTCACTAACTTGTAGATAAATTGAGGTATGTCTGCTAATAAATCAGCATTTGTTGATGCTTGTAAGTTATAGTTATCGACTAATGACTTAATTGAATCAATTAAAGGCTGTTCTTCCTCGTTGTACTTGAAAGGAATTAAAGGAATACGTGTCCATAAGAATGGCTCGTCGTCGATTGTGAAGTGTTGAGTTGATTCAATACCAGCTGGCACGTCTGCAATCAGTTTCATTCCATCAAATAAGAAGTAGTTAATTCCATTTTCATGATGGTATTCCACCTTCTCTTGAATTTCCTTTTTACCATTCATGTATATCGTTACTTGATACACTCTCAAGAAAGATGCAATTTCTGTATGCTCATCATCTTTCCAAAAAGGCAATATCTGTTCCGAAGGAATCTTCTTAAACAATAGTTGCCCTTCCTCATCAAAGTAGACATACAAATAAGCTATACCTTTATTGATGGCTTCTTTACCGATGTTCTTTAATGTTTTCAAGAATTTGCGATTAATGATTAATTTTAGGTCCTTTGCATATTCATCATTTTCAGTAGCAACTGTTGGTTCTTTTGATAACAAGTAACCAATCTTCTGATCTACTAATTTTTTCGCGAAGCCATGTTCTAACTTAACGTTAGATTTCCACTCAATATTCTGCACTTTATTTTCGCGAATATCTGTTTTGTTTAGGTAATATGCTTCCCCAGCAATCATACCTTTACGAACATTGCTTTTTTTCCAATCTCTCAAATCTTGAACAAGCATTTCGTTATCTGTAATCACACCATCTACCATATTTTTTATGATGTCATTTAACTGTTCGTAATAGGGCTTTCCAAATATGTCTACAACCGTCATCTACTCACCTCATTTCAATACTGAAACGGAATTGTCGTTATAAAGAATCGTGTTCACAAAATAACGATCCGCATCCATTTGATGGTCATTCTGTTTAACTGGTTTATCTTCTCCACGTTCCATTGCTTTCTCATCCCATACATAAGATGTAATTTCACGTAGCGACTCTTTGCAGCAGTCATTGTATTTAATTAATCCTGTACTTAAAGCAGTAGCCATATTACGAATACCTTCGAGAACATCGTTTTTGGCTTTTCTCACTACCCAACCTCGTTTCTTAAGTAAAATAATAAAAGAACTTGCTGATGGATCCACGACGATCACTTTCGTCAGTCCATTTGCAAATTCATCAAGGTCTTTTGCATATTCATCATCTGTTTTCTGTACTTTCTTTTTACGAGCATCGTGGTGATACTCTTTAACTTTGTACCAAATGCCGTCATGCAATCCCCACAAACCAAATGCCATAGGATTTTGCGTTCCATAGTCACACGATACATAGTATTTCGAGTATTTACGTTCAATCGTTTTCACTTTGTTTATAGATTCTTCAAACATACTGAAGATAATACCTTCAGCCATAACCCATAAGCCTAAAATGAAACGCTGATAGAATAAGCCACTATACATTCGCTTGTAACGACTCTTGGTGTTCTCATCAAGTGAAAGATTGTCATCCATCGTGAAATGAATGTGCAACATCTTTTTCTCTTTCCTCTTGTCTAACCACTTCTCTTTAAACCAATGATAAGGACCAGCAGGGTTACAGTTGAACCAAAACTTAGCACCCTCAACAGAACATCGAGCGGTAGCTTGAGAAACGAATGATTCAGGCATTAATGCAACTTCATCGAAGAACATACCCGCAAGTGTTATCCCTTGAATCAAATCCTGAGAACCTTCATCTTTACCGCCAAAGACATAAAAGTGATTGGTTTTCCCTTGAAAGGATATCGTTAACATGTTTTCTGCTCGATGATCTTTAACTTTATATCCTCTGGACTTCAACATGCGTTTAAGTGGTGTAACTACATTACGACGAAAGGAACCGATTGTTTTACCTGCCATCCCTAAATTCTCGTCTACAAATGTATCCATTGCCCACATGACATACGATAGAGACATTACGACCGTTTTACCTGCACGAACTGAACCATCGCAAATAATACCGTCTTTATCTTTATGAGGAGACTCATCTTTCCACCAGGTTAAAACCTTTAGCTGCTTTTTAGAGAATGGTTTAAATTTGAATGGAGCCGGTTTAAGCTTCATTCTCATCATCATCACTCCATATCTCTTCAACCTTGCCATTTAATGCATCTATGAATCCATCATTCTCGTATTCCTCATCACCGGCACCAAATACTTTATGATGAGCAATAGCGATTTTCTGTTCATCAATCTTGCGTTTGAAGTTATCCGGGAATAGGTCAAAGTAAAGTGAAAGCTTCTCAAGTGCTTTCATTTTGTCAGCAAGCTTAACTGATATTCCGTCTTTGCCTTGCTTAACTTCGGTAATGATCGTTCCGTCAACCATTGTAGATTCTTTAAAATCAACGTAATTGATTTCATGAGTAAGCTCATTTCCGTCTTCATCCTTTATTGGCCCGAATGCGCCAATCAATGGCACTTCTCTCTTACCGAACGTTGCATAGTCAGATATGTCTGCAAAGGCTATCTTGATGTACTTATCGAGAATGTCCATGGCGTCTATGAACAACCCTTGTCTCATATCACCTTTAAGTCTTCGAATCTCTTCTGCCACCTTAGCATGCCTTAGCAATCTGCTACCTTCGACATGAGCACTGTCATGTGCATAACCTGCTTTAATAGCAGACTGAGTAGCATTAAACGATTTAACATAATAAATGCAGAAGAGACGTTGCTTTTCAGACATTCCGATATCATCGATTAATTCATCAAGCGTTGGGATAGGTTTTTCTCTTTTAACCTTTTTTTGTTTAGTAACGTTACCTTTCGCAATAGTTACGTTACCATTCATTAAGTCATCCCATTTATCTTGATTCTTCCACTTTCGAATTTGAGCATCAGAGACATATAATTCGGCAGCAATATCTTTTAATAATTTCTTACCATGTGATTCTTTATATATTTCATATGCTTTATCACGAGCTGGACTTCTTGCTCTTGCCATTTACTTCACGTCCTCATCCCCTAACTTCCCGGTAATATCTTCATTCACCGAAATAAAGCTTATTTTGTTTTAATACCTGATAAAGAACGATACTCACTCGATTAACCACTTCTTCATTTTGCTCGTCATACCCAGCTTCGTTAAAACAGGCATGTAATAATTCGTGTATAAGTACCTGTTCTTTTTTCGTTTTACACATATCTTGATCTAATTCAATCTGACCTCTGTTGTAATTCACTTGACCAAGCACATTGAAACGTTCTGTAATACCTTTTACTTCAGTTATTTCAAAATCAATGCCGGCAACAATTACTTTTTGAGGAATCATTTAATTACCTTCTTTCATGCTATTCGCTTTTTATGACATAGAAAAAACGCCCAGACGATAGCCCGAACGCTTTAAAACGCTTATTTAGTTATACTAAATGAGTATAATCCACTAAAACACTACTAACACTTGGTTTCGGTATATTACTTATATTTGATTATAAAACCAATGTGGTTTTTTGCAATTATTTTGTTACCTCTTTGTTACTTTCTGAAGCGACTCGACGAATATATCCATACGATTTATTAAGTTCGTTCGCTATCTCCTTATACGTTTTATTCTCAATGTATTTCATGCGAGCAATTTTGTATGGTAGACCTTCCATCTCGTTTACTTTTTTTTCAATAGCTTTTTTAGTGTCACGATAGAATTCTAACATTTTTAACAACCTATATTTTTTTGCATTATATTGTTCTATGTTCCCCATTGAAGCAATAATTCCGAAATCATTTGCCCCGGTCCCAGTGAACGGAAACTTACCTTTACCGAACCAGTAATCTATATCTATATCTACTTGGTATATCTGTTCTTCGATAATATCAATCTTTCTGCAGAGGTCAGCATAATTCCGGATGATTTCCATTCATGTTCCCCCTTTTATAATCCATTAAGTCCAGATGACCTACCTTTGATGATTCCTAGCTCAGCACGATCGATGATTAACAAGGCAATTTCAAGTGTTGTACGTTTCATTTGCTTAGCAATATTTTCAGCGCTTATGCCTTCATTCCATAATTCTTTAAACTCTTTTAATTGCTGGTCACTAAATGCAAAGTTGATTTTGAATTTATCGTGATCAAACAAATGATAATTCATTTTCTTTTTACTACTTTCACGACTGGATTAAAAGCTTTAGCGACATCAGCAGCAGTTACTTTTCTGATTTTCATGATTTAACACCCAGCGCATTTTTTGCTTTATTGATAGATTGATAATCAACTGAACATTCTTCAATCCACTTCAAAGCTTCAAACATAATATTGTATTTCCGTTCAATGACTCTTTCTTGACCCTCAGTGACGTCTTCGTTCATTTTCTCAAGTGCTTCTAATACGACACTTCCAATATCAGAAGCTAGGTCCTCAGCAGATGGATTAAAATAAGCACCTAACGCAGCTGCATGATCGCAGTCCATTAACATCTTTTCTGTGATTTCATCAACGATTTTCAGTGCTTCAAGAGCAGTTTGTTTTTCGTTTTTAATTTCTTGAACACTTTCAACTTGCTCGATAAGCCACTTTAAATCTTTGTACACCGATGCAACATTTATATTTCCATTTCCCACTTCATCAGCATGGAAGAGTAATGTTTCTGCTTTTTTCTTAATAATTTCTAAACGTCCCTCATTAGTTTCTATTAGTTCAGACATTACTGTTTCCCTCCCTCAAAAATATTTTTAATTTCTCAGGCCACTCAGGAATGTTGCTAAGCATTTCCCATTCACTTCGACCATGCAACTTTTTAAACACCCTCACAGTTTTAGTTATCCATAATTGAGCTTCGTACAACCGATACTCATCTCCTACCTTTTTACCAGTTGCTAGAATGTAGGACACAAAATTTGGATTCGTAACAGATTCGTCAAAGTGTTCTTCAGTAAGATATTTTTTATCTGGATTCTTAATTTTGCTGATTGGTTTTTCGATATGTTCAATCGGATCTTCAAGCATGTCAAAGATTGATAACTGTTTCATCTCTTCAACGCCTTGCTAGCGATTTCATGAGCTCTTGTACCTCTAACATGTCCTTCCTTAATTTCCTTCAATGCTGCTCTTAGAACTTTATTTTCATCCTCGAACTTTTTTCTTAGATCATACTGAATTTTCATTTCTTCCAAAGTTGCAGACATTTTAAACACTCCTCGCTTATATGAACCACGATATCTGTTTTAAGAGTTCTTTAAATACCTTTCTCGTAATTTATTCGAACTTAAAGTTAATTCCAATATCTTCGTATAAAGTTCCATCATATATACGTGATAAGCGAATTTTTTTGTTACATTGGAATATACATCAGATTTTTTATCATGGTGCTTATAACCCCATACACTTAATTCAGCTATCAATGTCATCAGCACGATTATTTCACCTTCCTTTTAATTCGGATTATTCATTAAGGCGATTCATTTTTTCATCAAACCTACCTTGTTTATAACCGTTATAATAAGCCACTTCTTTTTCTTTTCTTAGTTGTTTTATCATTTGCATATACTCTTTTAACTGTCTACAAGCAAAATCGTAATCACTTTTCAATAACTGATATTTGGTTGATTTCACCTTTACCCTCCTTTTTTTAACGCTTATAATAACCTTCTGCTTCGAAAAAAATATAAGCAACAAATCACCCATACTATATTTATCAATTGATGACCAATAGTTATCTCTACGCACATCGATAATATAAAATGTAAGGCACCAACGAATACGTATAGTGAATACCATGTAAACATTTACTTACCCCCTTTAGTTTTGCGACGGTTAATGTTCGAGAAGTTCAATAAACTTCCTCAATATCACACTCTTTGACATAGCTTGATTCTTTCAAAACTTTTAAAACCGCATTTTCTGCACCTTTACGGTATTTATAAACCTTTGCCAAAGTAATATCACTTGTATGTCTTGGAACAGCAACGGCTTCATCTGAATAGTAATCTATTTTCCCTGCATAATATCCACTTATGTCAGAAGTGCTTTGTGGGATAATTTTCACCACAAACCCCATGTTTTCACCTTCTTCTTAATTCGCTTTTTGGATCTTATCCGTTGCTGTATCGTTGAACTGTGTGTTAATCGTTATAGTAACTTCCATATTGTTTTATGTGTACACTTACTTTTTGACTTCCATTTTCAAATGCTTGTTGATGCTCAATGTCATTGTTAACTGTTTCGGAAATTGAGATAACCTCAACATCTTTGAAACGCTCAATCAATTCATCATTTAAACGAATAGTCCAGCTCCCCTTATCTCTCTTGTGACCACCGATTTTATAATCAATCATCTTATTGTCAATGACCATGATATTAGTCCAAATTTCGTGAGGGTACACATCTGACCAATGTTTCAATATCTTCACTCCTTCGCTATATTGCTCTTACGGTCACTTAGCTTTGATTCGTTCCCGTGATTCCCAAGCTATAAAGAACAAAAACAAGCTGATTACGAATACAGTAAATCCGATTGCGAACCAACTTGGACTATTAACAGACATGACGCTTAGTATTAAACCCAAGATCATTGTTATTAGGTATAGAGTAATGGCGATGGTATTTAGGCGTTTATTCTTCACTACATCCACGCTCCTTTGTTCCATCTACCTTCTTTGTTTAGCTGGAGAAATCTTTCGAAAGTTAAACCTGTTCGGTTTTGAACGTTGTGATGAGTAAAATACTTACCTAACTTTTCAATTCGTTCATCTGTCATGTCGTTAATGACGTTGAATTTCATTACTTCCGACCTCGCTTTCTAGCAATCTTTGCTTTTTTATTTTTGATTCTACGATTACGTACAGCTTTTGTTTTTGGATGTTTAGAATATGGTTTAGGTGTTCTAATTGAATTTACATAAGAGTCTTGAATTGTTAATGCTGCTGCCAAATATGGCCGTAAGACGTTCATTGCTTTTTCTCCCAAACCTCCACTACCTTCCAACCTTCACGTTTTAACTGATTTAACTCTTTACCGATCAAAGGAATAACCAACCAAACCGGATCAAGGTCTTCTAAGCGAAATAAAGTTACATAGCGTTTATGAGGATTAACTGTTGCTCGATAAGGTTTACCAAAATTGCGACTTATAGGTGAATGTATGGGTATACCATTTTTAGTTACATTCATTTGCTATCGCTCCTCTTTTTGTGGTTTCTGATTACAGATGACCGTATGTTCGAGTTTGTTTAGCGTAATTTTTCAATTCGTCTAAATCTTTATGAACGTGTTTGCAGCAAATACATACAATGGCTGTTGTTATTGCAATTACACTTTCTTGTAATGGCGAGACGATTAAAGGATTTTTGCAACTATCACAAATGATAAAGATGTTACCTGGTGGGGATTGTTTCATATCCGCACTTCCTTTGATTTAGTATTTAATGCAAACTACTACTCTAGGAGAAAGACTGTAGAATTTCCTAACTGTAAGTTCAATAACTTGACTATCATCATGCCAAATCACTTTATTAAGACCGTCTTTTACGCCTTTGACATAGTTATCAACGTCTGGTTTAGTAATTGGTCTTAGTTCTCCACTTTCAATTAATGCTTGTTTAGGCTTTGTTTGAAGTGCCTTTGGTGTCGGTCTGTATACATCAATAAACAAATAAATTGGATCCTTAATTAGTTCTTTAGGTGCGTGTTGAGAAGCCACTAATTTCACATACTGTTTGAAGTCGCGAGATTTCAATGGATCGTACAAAACAGTTTGACCTGAGAATGTTTTACCAGCACGTGGGCGACCTTGTGCGACTGGTTCGCCCATTATTTCAAAAATTATACTTTTCATCGTTTCGACTTCTCCGAATACTCAAGCACTTCGTCGATGGTTACTTGACGTTTTTCGAATTCGGCATCAGCTGCTTCCTGTTTTCGTTTACAAACAGGTCCATAACCGTCATCAATTGACTTTTGAGTTTTTAATACACGATTGCATCGATTACAGTTACTCATTAGTAACCACTCTCCTGACGCTTGTGATTAACTTCATTTTTAGCGATATAGGCTTGTTCGATTTGTTCCCAGGTGAAGCCTAGCATTTCACCAAGACCGAAAAACAATGGAATGATGTACATGTAGTTGTTATGATTTGGTATACTGCTAAAATCTCCGACTTTATCAAATAGATAATTAAATTGAGTTATTACATCATTTCTTTTCATTCCCTCGGTGGCTGATAAATTATGAGTCATTGAGTGATAACCTTTTTCCAACCCTATCGACATAATGAAATGCAGACAGTCCACGTATTCTTCAAGTAATGGATTTTTTTCACGAAAAGCATAAAGATACCCTTCTGTGCAAATAGGACAATCTTCTTCGTTTTTTCCGAAAATATCATTTAGACGAGCATCACCCTTATTAAATCTTTCACCACAATCATCATCACCGCATTGGAAGAAAACAGCGTTTTCTATTGTTGCACCTTCTGTTGTATGCATACATCTTTTCGGTTGTTGATTCTTACTCCACTTCTTAAAACCACGCCATTCATTTGCACATTCGCCAAGCTCGACCTGAAGTGCTAACACCTTCCATGATAGGTTTTCTTGTCCAATTAAATATGGATGCTCTTTCATAATTCGATCATCCAGCACCTTCTGCTTATCGAACAATTTAGTTAGATTCACTATTCTTCCTCCCAACAAACTTCATTTGGCACCATTTATGATTGCCATTTGTATGAACTGGACTCACTTGTTCGAATCCTGTTTCAATCATGGTTCTTCGCATCTTTCTGAACTTAGCATCCGAGACTCCAAAGGCTTGCTTATAGATCACTCCATCTTTTACTGATTTGTAAGCGTTGAAGATGAGTGTCATGAATCATCATCCTTTGGAAATGGCTTGAATGATTCAGCTGGGTAGATACCAGTAACTTTTCCTTTTTCCCATTGATTAATAGCTACACTAACTTGTCGTCCATGATGAATTTTAAATCCTAATTCTCCTTGCAAAATAATGATGTCGTCATTGCGAAATTCTCGATATTCTCGCCCTAATTCAGCCCAAAAGATTTCTTCTTTGGTTACAAGACGTTCAATTTCATGAATGGCTTTCCAACCACTAACATTTTCAAACTGTACTCTGTTGTGTTCATATTGAATGTCAATAATTTTCGTTGTCATTCTTGTAGCAGAGTCATATTTATAAAGAACCCAATCCCCAACCTTAAATTTAGGTTGTTCGATTTCGTAACCGACTAACAATGCTTTTGCTAAATCAATTGGAGTTATATCATTCAAACATTCATGCTCATTGCAGTAACTCGTATCATCTTTGTTAGAATCACTATGAATGAAATATTGAAAATCAATTAAGAATTCATCAGTTTCGAAATAATTGAATTTACGTTCTTGAATCGCCTTTTCCTGTTCCTTCGTCAATTTCACTTTCTTCATCAATGCCACCCCTTAAAGCAGGAATCTAGCAAACTATTCATGTAAGTCAGTTCACTGACACGTTTCTTTGCAGCTTGTACTACTTTGTTTTTTCCATGCATAGACTGTTTCAAGGTTTCAAAATGTTGTTTAGCAACTACAATGGACTCTTGAATCTCGTTTCCAGTGGATACTTGATTCTTAACAGTGAGTAAATCTCTCAATCCTCTCGATTTTGAGACGATAAAAGCAATTTCAGGTAAATGCTCTCTCTCACGCTTTGCAGAGCGTGGAGGGAGAATATGAATGATTCGTGCATACCTTTCAATTTGTTCAACAGTTTTAGATCCAGTGTCACGATAATTCTCGTTAAAGTGATACATGCTAGTCCTCCTATTCGAAATCTCGTTTTATACGTTCAATGGTTACTAGATTTAAGACCGAATTGTAATCCATGTTTTCTAATGTTTGTCCTAAGCGTCCTTCATGAATGCCCATAGACTTTAATTCTTTAATAAAGGCTGCTTTCATACCTTCAGGTGACATCGGGTTTGCTTTACGATTCATAAAACTCCTCTTCTCCGATTATTCTTTAACACCTAATTTTTCAAGTAATGCTTTTCTCTGTTCTTCCATCTCTGGAGTGACAGAATCTTCAACTACGTTATTTGATGCGCGATCAGCTTTTTGCTGAGCAACCCAATCAGGTACTTTTTCAACCTTCTGATTATGATTGTTACCAAATGAATTTACTCTTCGTGAATCAGCTGCTTTCACGGCATCTAAAGTAAGCAATAATTGAGCTTTCCAATTGGTCAGAATTGTTTCGGCATAACGAATTTTTATTTTGGCGTTCGCTTCTAATGCTCGTTTGAGTGCTTCTAAGATTAATTCAACAGGATGGGCATCTACTAAATATCCAAGTTCTTCGCCTACATGTGGAACCAATGGTCCAATGTTGCTTTGATAGAACTGAGTCACTTTGGCGAATTCTTTATCATTTTTTACTACAGGATCGTCATCAACCGTTTCAATCGTTTCTGTTTGCTTTGCTATGCTATTCTCTTCTTTACTATGCTTTGCTATGCTTTGGGGATTAATGTTGTCATTAACTGTATTAATGTGAACATTAATACTTCTAGTAGTTAGGTTTTTGTATACATTAATGTCTTCAGACCCTAAAAGTAGGTATTCTTTCACCATTTCAACCTTTTGCCTACGACCTACGGCTTCTAAAAACCTCTTCTGAATACCATGAGATGTAAGCACAGCTTGATTTTCAAACATTTCTTTTTCAAAAAAACCCCATTTGATACAGTCGTTAATGCATGCATTAATCAAGTTAATGTCGACATTAACTCTCTTCGAGAAGAGTAATTGTTCTGTTTCTGTCCACTTCGAGTAATATCCGTCTTTATAAATCCGCATTAATAATTTGATAACTATTGCGAATCCGACTGGACCATGTACGGCTTCGACCAACTGGATTTTGTCGTCTTGGTCGATATCTACATCAAGTGGAAAGTAATCCAGCCCTTGCTTTCTAGGTCTAGCCATTACACTTCCTCCTCATGGAATGTGAATCATTTTTCCAGTGACTTTTGATACTTCATTTCGAATTAGTTGCTCATCACTATTTGAATCTGAAAGATGCAGCAGCCAAATTTCTTGCAGTTTGCTAAGATCGTTTGCTTTTAGAAATTCAAGTACATTCTCAAGACTGAAATGCGACTTCATCACACGTCTTTTCATTGATTTATGAACACGACCATTTTCAAGATTTTCATAGAGTTTCTTTAATGAGTAGTTACATTCCAACATCAAATGAGTAAGACCTTGAAAGCGATATTTGATGTAATAGGTATCAGTAGCGAACAAGAGCTTGTCCCCGGCTGTATTAGCTAGAAGGAAGCCAAATGGTTCTGATACATCATGTTGAACATCAAAAGGTAATATGGTCCAAGTACCAATTTTGAACGGTTGCTTGCCAACTACACCGTGGACCCGATGATGATTAATTCCGATTGCTTCTTTTGTTCCTGGACTCATGTAGCAATCAATACCAGCTTTTAATACTTCACTCATCCCATTGCAATGATCCTTGTGTTCATGAGTGATTAAGCAAGCTGCTATATCCGATGTTTTGAAATTTAGCTTGCGTTGTATCTCTTTGAACTTAATGCCACATTCAAGCAGCAAAGGAGTATGTCCATCCGTCACGAAATAGCAGTTACCTTTACTCCCAGTGGCTAATGTTTGAATCGTAATCATGCCCAGTCAGGTGCACTTTCTGTAGACTCGGTTTTACTCTCTTGAGGTTCAGAAGGATCTTCTTTACTTAATAATTCGCCAGTTTCACCGTCATAAGGAACTTCTACGCCCTCAACGTCTATAAAATCTCCATTTGCATTTGAGCGAATTTCCTCTTCTAATTCAGCTTCAGCTAAGGCTTCATCATTTGCGTGAATGTGTTTCATAACAAGTGATCCATCATCAGATGAGTTCAAGAATTTTTTGCAAGCTCGATTGATTACAGTTTTTTTCGCCATTTCCTGTGGGAACTTTTTATGAGTAGAATAATCCGCTTTAGGATTCATTTTTGATTGACCCCATGCTTTTTCAATTTCAGCCATGGTCATTAATTCGATATAAGTTGATCCATCTTTTTCAATGATTGTGCAATATGCTCCAACTATTGAATTGTCTTGATTACCAAATTTCTGTTTGTGTTTTAAATTGGTAACTCGACCATTTAACATTTCATAATCGACTTCATCACCTTCGTAGATAACTGCAGCATCGATTGATTTCGCTCCAGTAGCACGAATAGTAACGGCCATTGTTCCAAAGTAAGAACGTTGGAATGTTAATTGATTACCGTAAACGATGAAGTAACCTTGTTTCTTAGCTGGATTCAATCCTTGGACAACCATGTCTAGCAATGTGTTAGCGATAGAATCTTTTGTCACAACTGATAATGCAGGTTTTTTATCTTTATCCTTTGTTTCTTGAAGGATTAACCATGCTGACTTCATAGCATTTTCAGGACTATAATTCGCAGGGAAATGAAGTTCTCCACTCTCCTGGAATTGCTTTACTTTGTTTGCTACGATATCCACCGTATCTTTCTTGATCATTGCTAATTCGTTTGGGTTACTCATTATTTGTTCCTCCTAAGTTGTTTAAAGTGTCAAAATCAAATTCACTTAATATCTTCATCAAACGTTCAACCTTTGGCGCTCTCCACGCTGTCATTGCATATGTGTGAGCCTTTGAAGAGTAATGGTAATGATTTAATTCAAGATGACGTTTAGCTTCCTCTTTTGTTAGAAACATGGTGTCTGGCATTATAAACTCTTCTTCTTTAACGAAAACATCATTGAAATAACCATCATCATTCAGATTTTCCTCAACATACTCCCATAGACCAGAAAAGTCTTTATTGTTTAAAAGCTCTTGCAATTCTTCATCAACATTTAGATCATCTTCGAAGTATTCATCTAGAAATTCTTTTAAATCCTCAAAATTTCCGAATGTAACATGATCTCCATCATTGAAGAAATATTCAGTATGTCCGTTATCGTAATCTGGATGACCCGGAACAGTTCTGTAATTCATGATTGACCAAAAACGAGGTGATGCTTGTCCATCGGAATCATGTTGATTTTCATGGTTCATAGTTGCTTGAAGGTCTTTTAAGAATTGGATATCATCGTTCATTCTTTATTCAGCTCCCATCGGCATTCATTTCAACTCTGAGCGTTTTATCTTTTTCACTTACTACTAAACTAATAAGCTGTGAATCTGATTCTATTAATCTAGTAACCGCCTCAGCGTTATCGACGAAAATCGGAGCACGAATGCCATAATGTGTGGATAACGTGTTGATAATGTCGATTCCAACATTGATACGAGCGGCATTGTTTAATGAACTAAATGGAACACCTTTGTATGTTGTTTCACACACCTCTTGAAGTCCACCATTAATTTGTTCAGCAAACATTTTGAAACGAGCGAACTTGAATTTTGAATTAATACGTTCTTCCAAGAGCTCCACTTTTGCACGAATGAATTGTTCAGTCAGATATAACTGGTGCTCGAGTTTTTCAAATTCATTAGCAAGCATCTTCTCTTGATCAGACAGTTCAGCAATACGAGCTTGTAATGATTCCACATTCGCAAAGCGAGCAATTTCTGCTTGAATTGGTGATTTTTTAGACTTCAATTCACTGATTTCTAATTCCACTGATTGAATCGATTCTTGAGTACGTTCTTTAAGTTCATTAATTTCTGAAAGAGTTTTTTGTTTATCTGCAAGTTTTGATTGATATTCAGCACTTTCAGAAACGTCTTTAATTGCGCTTTCCTGCTCTTTTAACTGACTTTCCAACTTAGCTACCAGTGCCCCTTTTTCATTAGCAATAGCAGTTAACTTATCGATTTCGTGTTGATTGGTATCAATCTCTAGTTGCAACTTAATATTTTTATCTTTAATGTCGTTACCTTGTTTATTGATTTGTTCGAGTTTTGAAGATTTATCAAGGTTGAATTGCTCTAATGCTTTAGTTCGTGCAGCTTCAACCTGTTCTTCAGGAAGAGATTGACCACAAGTCGGACATTCACAATTATCTTGATGCTTGAATGACAGACCATTAAGTCTTGTCCATTCATCAAGTAATCTAATGCGGTCTTTACTATGTGAATCCATCATTCGAGAAGCATATTCAATTGACATATTGTGCTCATTGATTTTGCGACTAAAATGCTGATAATTAGATTGTTCTTCTTGAAGCTTGGCTCTCATCTGATAGACCTTTTCTTTTGAATCAGAATCGAATGAACGCTTGATACTAAATAAGTCGTTTTCGATTTGTTGTAGATCACGCTCTTTATCAAGAATTGATTTACCATTTTTAATATTGGAGATGAGTGTCATGTTTTCATCAATTTTGTGGTCAATTTCATCAACTTGTTTTGACAAAGAAACGACATCAGCTTCGCCCTCAGGAATCGACTTTTGTATTTCATCAATTCGTACTGGAATGCGTTCCAACTCGTCATTAATTTCTTTGCGACGTGCAGCAATTATCTTTCGGTGATCATCAATCTTTTTGCCTTTTAAAATTAAAGGTAAAGCTTTCAGTTCATCACTTTGTTGGAACACTTCCTCATCTGAAACGTCACCGCATATTTGAAGTAATGTCCCTCGACGGTCTGTCCATTTCATTTGTTCATTAAAGAATGTTGGTGATGTTAAGAGTTTAAATACATCTTCTTGAACGATTGAATCAACATGGTCTGTGTACTCTTTTTTCTTACTTGGCACACCATCAACAAAATAGTCTGTTTCGTGTCCAGTAAATTCTTGAGTAGCAGCACCGCGTTTTCGTGTCCATTTTTCTTTGTAGACTTTTCGTAATGTAATAGAAGATCCATCAATTAAGAATGTGGCTTCCACTTCATGATTTAGATTGTTAACTTCCTTGCCATTGACGAGTGTTTTAATCGAGAAGTCCTTTTTGTTTTGACTGTCTTTATCGAAAAGCAACCAAATAAAAGCATCGAATAACGTGGTTTTTCCTGTCTCGTTATCCCCGAACACACTAACGTTTTTGGCATCTGGTTCGAACGAGAAATGTTTAACGCCCTTGAAGTTGTTGATTGTTAAGGACTGTAGTTTGACTTCTTTCATGAATATGCCTCCTCTTGATTTTTTGGAGGTCCTCGCATATTATTTAGGTGTGTAGTTTTGCGAGTACCAGAGTCCGTTGTTGACGCAACGGGCTTTTAATTTTGTTCCGTTTCTTCGTAAACTCTCCCCCAACTCACCATTAAATAGAAAGCATTTAAGTGAGTTTGATACCCACCTTTCACAAACAATTCTTGCGCTGCTTTTACGGTTTTATATCCACCATAAAATGACTTATCAAATGTTACAGCGAAATCACCTGTATTAGCTTTTTCTTGAATAACTTCACACATTTGCTTAAATACATCTGACTTAGCAAATTCATCTCTAAAATCTGATGTTATGCTCTCTGCTGTTTCACGCATGAGATTTACATCTGGAATGACGTACATTCTGTTTCTTCCTCCTCGTCTTCTAACTTTTCAGCAGTAGTACAACGTTCAGGTCGTTTACGATTAGCTAACCTTCTTTTATGCGTTGGTGTAGTTAACCATTTGATGTAGCTCGGTTGAACGTTCATAACTTCTGCACACTCAACTGCTGTGCCCATTGCAACTAATTCATCACCTTTGTACACCGCATACTCTTTTGCCATGATTTACAGGTTTGACTTCAATTTATTGATACAATTTTTACAAAGTCTTACTGATTCACCGTGAAGCAAGACTCCATACTCACCACACTCATGGCACCCGGGATTGTATTTCTTCAAGACAATTTGATTATTATCTCCAGTGAATATTTCCAAAGGCTCACCTTCTTTAATTCCAAAAGAGTTGCGAATTTCTTTAGGGATAACGATACGTCCCAGTTCATCAATTTTTCTTACGATTCCAGTTGCTTTCATTGTTCATTCTCCTTTTTATTTGGTTTTTTAATTAGAGTAAGTTTCAATTGCTAACATGATAATGAAGAATAGTAGCACCCCAAATCCCAATGTCAAAAGAGCCATTTCTTTTTTTGGAACTTTGCGATAGTCTCTACGACCAGTGACGATATACACAATGTTTTTTAGCAATTTAAAGCCTCCTATGACACTTTTCGAGGAATCCAAGATTCCACATATTTAATGGCCTGTTGCAGTTCGTGGCGTTTCACATCTTTGTATGAAGAAACACCGAAACGATCTTTAATTTCACGATGTAATTCTGGATATAGTAAGCGTTTGTGATCATCTGACTTTGCATGCTCGAAAACTTTAGAACTGATTAATCGCTGTAAACGACGTTGCTCTCCGTGGTCCAAAGTAATCTGTTCATCTACTTTCTTTTCAATAATTTCAATTTTCGATTGGTGTTGATCCACTCGACTTTCAAGGTTGTACAAATTTTGAGCTTGTAGCAATGCAAGTTCGGATGGAGATAGTTGTTTTTGTTGCTTTTCCATTTCTTCAAAACGAGTAACATATGCTGCAGTGAATAAAACACCTTTTTCACCAGTCATTTTGTTGGCTACCATGTCACAACCTTTTTTGGTGATTAGATAGCAAGGTCTTTTCTTACCTTGAAGATCCTCATAATCTGATTGAATGAAGAAATCGGTGTGGGCGAAATTCCCCTGACCTAAGTAATCAACATAATTTCTAATCGACTTCATTAATTCGTTATGTGATCTATCTACCATTTCAGCAACTTGACGACTATCAGTAACTAATTGACCTTCAATTGAAACTACTTTTAATTGATTCATGGTTATCCTCCTCAATTTCTTTCATGTTCAAAAGTGAAAGTTCATCGTTTAGCTAGGGTTAACTTCATGCCACATTTTGTACAATCTATATCCCAAAAACAAAAAGACTGGAGTCATTACGAACCAAAACCCTGCATCAGTCATTGTGCAATCTCCTCTCCCACAAGCCATTTGTCAATGGCATCTAAATTAAATAACAACAG